TGACAAGTACTTTTGGTTGTTGAAACTCTACTGGGATTCTGAGTACCGTCGGTGCTTTCCGGTTTACACCGGATCCCAGAAAGAAGAGATGAGACCAAGGGAAAAAGTCTTGGCCAATAAGTTCAGACTCTTCTGTTCGGGTAGTCTGATCGACTATGCCTTTGCAATGCGTTTGTTCGGCGACTTCCTAACCCAATTGACTGGTCTGAATCGTCGTATCGGTTTTTGGCCTGGTGCGACGCATTTTGTCGGATCTTGGAAAGCTTTGGCTGACCTATTGTCAGAGGGTGTGGATGATCCCCAGTGGTTCGCTGCAGATGGGACGAAATTCGACATGACACAGTCCTATGATGTACTGGTTGATTGTGTTCTACCAGTGCTACGTGCTTTCGCTCCCGTTGGAGAGCACGATAGAGTGGAGGGGTGTCTTCACGATGTGGTGGTGAGCATGTTGCGACACGTCGGTGGTGATCTTGTCTTTCTTGACAAGAATAACAAGTCGGGGGGGGCCTTTACGATTCATGTTAATATGATCCTTCAGGCTGTAATCCTGGAGTACACTCGGTTAAGACAAGGGCGTTTAGCCGTTCAGCATTATATGCTTTGCGGTGATGATAACTTGCTCTGCCAAAGCCGGTGTGGTTTTGACCCCTTTGAGTATTATCCTGACTTTGGGATTGTACTCAAGTATGTACACCGTAGTGATACTCTGACTGATTTGGAGTTCATGTCCAAAAAGTTTCACCGACGATTAGACGGCATTGTCCCCGTGGTGGACACTGAAAAACACCTATGTTCGGTCAAGTTTGAGAAGACCAGGAGTGTGGCACTGTTTATTCAGAAGCTAAATTCAATCATTCTTGAGTCCGCTTGGTCGCCGGGTGTGGAGCGCCTTTGTATGATCCGTGACCTGATTCGGCCGCTTTTGGACCGACCAGGTGCGGGGACAAAGGAGGAGCGCCAAGGTGCCCTAAACGGGTGGTGGAGCCTGAAGAAATGTCGTGATTTCCACTACCCCATTGGAGAAAAACAAATAAAAACTAGAAAGAACCAGGCGGTTTTCCGTTCGTTTAAAATCAACAAACAGAGAAAACTGAAAACACAACAAACAATAGAAAATGCCGCCAAAGAAAAAGGTTGCAAAGGCGGAGATGGCGCGTCGGAGGGCGCAGTCTCAGCGTGACCGACGACAAAACGTCGGTGGTGGGGGTGGCGGATTGGTGCGTGGGAGAGATCTCGCTGCGCCTAAAGCCATTAGTCGACCTGTGGTTGTCGGTGGTCCCCGCTTCGCAAACATTCCTGGGGGCGTTCGCCTTTTCCATCGCGAGCGCCTTCGCGCGATTCATACTAGCTTGAACTTTGAGCAGTACGCGATTCCCGTTGTTCCCATCACGTTTCCTTATCTTCAGGGTCATGCTGAAGAATACCAGCATTTCAAGGTGAACAGTATGCGCTTCTTGTACTTGCCGAAAGGTAACACGAGCATCGGCGGAGGTGTCACAATGGCACCTTACTATGAGGCAGACAATCCTTTGGTCCAGGTTGGATCAGCCAATGGTCAGACCATTCTGAATTGGCTTTCTAGCCTCCCTGGTGCCAAGGCATTTGCCAATTGGGTTGCTGATGGCGTTGGTTTCACCGCTTCCATGTTGGTTCGTGAGACTTTCAGGTGCATCGGGATTGAGACCATCCCTGGCAGTAATGCTCGCCAACAGTTTGATGACGAGTCTAGAGTTCCAGGCTGGCTTGTCGTTGTCACATCACCCCGTACTGACGGGACTGATGCGAAGATTGAGATTGGCGACATTTATGTCGAGTACTCAGTCGACTTGATTGCTCCTCGGGGTGCACATGGACCCCGTGGTATGTCCTTCTACTCGACCAGTACAAGCTCCAATGCGTTGGCTCTCAATGCGTCTTCTACGACCATCGCTGGATCTTTCGCCTATGTGTCGGCTTCTGCGACAAATTCTCTTAGGTTCAATGCCCCTGGTCGCTATTGTGTGATCAAGAGGCAGTCTGGCACTGACATAGACATGGACCTGGATGGAGATACGGTTGCTGACGCAGCCGGGAATGATGTGACAGACGAAAGACTGTATAGTCACTATGATGTTTCAAGTGCTGCTCTTGCTGACGAGGCAACACCTACCGACAATGGATTGTCTACTACGGCGACTGTCGCTAGCCAAATGCAAGTCTACTTTGTTCATGCAGAAGTTGGTGACATTTTGACAATTGATGCCCTTAGTAGCGGTACGTTGGCTATCACACAGCTCATGGTGTTCCG